AGAAAAAGAGAAGATCAGCCACAATATTGGAATGGAGGTTAAGCAACTCTTGGCCTCGTTCTGTAGGAACCCACTCGCCATCCGCTAATTCGGCCAATATGACTATCTTACTATCAATACTAGCGCGAACTTTGTTCGCCAGAATTTCGCCATTAAGACGTTCCATCAGGTCAAATACATTCATTCAAAACTCCTATAAGGAGTAAGGGCCCCCGAAGGAGCCCTTACAACGCCATTAGGCGGGGGTAGCTACAGCGCCGTAGACTGCAATCCAAGACAGGCCGTCTGTGCCCAATTGGATGAACTCAGCAACTTGCTGTTGTCCCATAACCAAAGCGGCGGTAGTCGCTGCACCATTGATGGTAGCACCGGTGTTAGGCCATACTTTGATGTCTTGAGCGGAGTCAAGGTTAGCAACAGTAATACGATCACCTTGACCGCGACCTGCTGGCAGAATAACACCGTCGTTGTCAGTTCCGACAACAGTAACAGTGTTGATAGCGCCGGTCAGCGCGGTAGCGCCTGCAGCAGTTTGAGTTGTACCAGCTGTCAAAGCAGTGGTTACGCCGCCGACAATGCGGCCAAAAGAAGTAACATTAGGCATTTTAAATCTCCAAAAAAATAAAGTGTTGGAAGAAAAGGGGCCGAAGCCCCCCTTCATTTAGCTGGCAGAACCAACTTGAGCCACAACCAAAGCTTGAGGCTTAACAGTCTTACGACCATAAACAGCCAAACCACGGACGATATCGCCGAAGTCTGTCTGGTTACGCAAAGGCTCAGTCTTGTTCACAGTCATTGCAAACGAAACAGCGGCCTTAGTGCCAGCAACCATAGTGCGGCGAGCTTTAGCGCTAGAGACAGCAGCACCGGTAGAGGTGTCGGTCAAACCAGCAACCAAAGCTTTACCAGCAGCGCCGCGAGGCAACAAGTTAGACACGTAGACCGAGAAACGATCCAACATACCAATCTTGCCGGTACGAACAACGCTTGACTGGTCACCAGTGAAGTACGCCTGAGCGATGCTAGATTGCATCAACAAGTGACGATCATAAGGAGACAAGATCAACCAGCGGCCGTCTTCAGGAACGTTTTGCTCATCCAACACAGTAGACATACGCAAGATAGCCTTGAGCACGTTTTCTGGGGTGGCTTGGTCAACTGGAGTTACGTCCGAACCAAGGTTATAAGCAGCGGAGATAGCACCGGCGGTAGCGCCGACGTTAGCTGAGTCAGGGCCTTCAGTCACGAATGAATTGAAGAAAGTCTCATTTTCAATCTGAATTTTCAGCTGTTTAGCTGCGTCTTCAGTGAAGATGTTCATCAAGTTCATATCAGATTGATATGCCAACACATCATTGACTTGCACGCCAAAGTATTTACCTTTGGTAACTTGCATGTCTTGATAGATTGGAGTGGGCACTTCATAGTTCAAGCTCTGACCAACGGTGTAGTCGGAGATTGTGATAGTGGGAGCCAAACGGATACGGATAGTATCGCCTTGGTTCTTCAATTCACCTTCGTAATCAGTGTTGCACACTTCAGACAGCATGGTGTTTTGGTAGAACTTAGCAAGTAACTTTCCAGACCACAGAGTGGGGATAAATGCACCGGAATACGAAGTAGACGTATTGAACGGGGCTTGGACGGGATAAACAGCAGCCATAGGGCCTCCTAAAAATTAAACAGGTTGGATTAGGCTGCTTCGTGGTTTACGCAGTTACGCGGTTCTCCATAAAGGCAGCATCAATTTCAGCTTCAAGTTTCCGTGCCTCTTCGTGTTTGCCACTGCTCGCCAGATTAGCCGCTTTCAAGTACATCTTCTGGACAGCTGCGTCCGTATAGATGCGCCCTTGGGCAGATATCGGCGTAGAGCCTGCAGCGCTACGATTCGGCTGGATTTGACGTTCCAGTTCAGCGGCCTTGTTGCTTGGTTGCTCTACGGGAGCTACGCCTTGGCGGAACATTCCCACATAGTATGCAACGGCTTCGGCATCGCCTCGGTTGAACGCTTCTTGTGCAACGGTTTTTCGAGGTGCTCTGAGCAGAGGATCGGTTTCGTTCAGCCAATTAACCCAACGCTCATCAGCGTTAAGGGCGTCAAAGTCAGGAACCATACGATGTAACCGCTGCTCAAAGGAGGCTTCGGAGACTTGAGTGCCAGTAGTAGTCATCTGCTCGCGCAACTTGACGTTTTCTGACCGTAGGTCTTCGATATCCTTACGAAATTCCATTGCCACTTCGCGGGCAACTTTGCGTTGGACTTCAATTAAGTCCGCACCAAATGCTTGAACATCATCATCCGTAACCAGTTTCTCCTGCGTAGCGGGCTTAACTTCTGGCTTAGGAGCTGCGGCGTCACGTTGAATTTGCTCAACGCGGCCGGACAACTCTTTTACCTGAGAGTGTAAGCGAGGTACTTCGGCGTCATACATACCTTTAAGCGTTCGGTATTTCTGCTGCCAAGTATCTTCCGGTACTTCCGGTTCAACTGGTTTTTCTGGCTTAACCTCTGGCTGCGCAGCAACCGGTTCAGGGGGCGGGACATTAGTCTCGGGCTCTGTTGGTTCGGGTTTACCCTGTAGGGTTTGCTCGTCACTCAACTGCTTTTCGATAATTTCCAGTTCTCTCAACTGGGCTTCAACTTGCCGTGGTAGGGCCATTACTTACTCCTTAAGCTCCAACTCTGTTTCGGGCTCCTACTTCGGTCTGCCTTACGCATAATGGTTTGCCAAGATTACAAAAATACGAGTTATTTCACTCGCTCTAAAATCTCGGGCGATTTTTCAACCGCTTCGAGAAAATCGGCTAGGACTTCTGCCCGACCTTGAAGGCGATACATCCTGATAGGTTCGTCTGCCGACACTAGGGAAGATTTAACTTCCTCCAGCTTCGCTCTAAACAAACTTAACAGGGCTTCGCTTTCTGGCTGCTTGCAGCGAAATAACGCTTGCATGTGCTGCCGATCCGGTTTCGCTCCTACAAAAATTTTCATATGTTGTTTTTATATCACTGTTTTTTACAACAGTCAAGTAAAAAATTTATTTTACATGCCGTTAGGTCGTGGGGAAATCATATTAGATTCGCGCCCGCCAACTTGTGACCCATCAGGCAACATGTTTTTTGGATCCATTTGCGGTTGCATAGGTTGCTGTGGAGACCCACCAGCGTTAACTGTTGCGCCCTGCATTCCCGCCACGATACCTTGAATCTGTTGCTGCAACTGACCAATCATTTGTTGCTGCTGTTCCACAACAGTGACTTGTTTGCGATCCGGAATAATGCGGTCAACATTCCCGCTGAGGTTTCTAGCGGAGTCTCTGAGCAGTTCGGCCGTACCGTTAAGTCCAACAATTTGCTGGGCTACTGGACTGTTGAGTACCAACTGCAGGAACTCGTTTCGGCGGATAGCTTCAGCTTCCTTAATAACTAGGCTAGAAGCCCCGGTAGCAATAATATTTACGTCTCCGATCAAGTCTGGGTCTTCGCTATACCGCAAGTTATCTTGGTACAAACGCTCAATAGCAGGCATGATTACGTTCTGGTCAATGTTGCTGATGACCTGTTTAATACCTTTTCCGGCATTGGAAATCAGCATCGACAGACCTGAAGATGTACGCCCCGCGCCGGGAGAACTTTCGCCAGTCATGTACCGAGGAATCATTGTGTCTTCGTCTGCGCGGGCCGAGAACTTCTCAAAGACACCCATCAACTCATTGGCATTGCTGCCCGGCTGGAAGAAGCTAAGAGGCGCAGTATTGTCGTTAAAGTCCGAAGACTGAAACTGCCAAATCTTCCAAGGGTGCATATCGGTAATGTCTTCGCCCGGGGGTAGGCGCGAAATGTTCACACCGACTTGGGGGCCAGAGCTGATACCCATGTTGTTTGCCAGAGAGCGGGCTGATGCGTTTACCATCGACTGAGAGTCGCGGCACAAATCAGTTACGCCTTTACCGTCAACCGCACCGGGTACATTTTCGTAAGAGGTTAGGTAGTATGGTTTGCGTCCCAGCGGGTCGTAGTTCAATACCGCACGAATGACAATGTTGCCGATCAACCACACTTCGCAAGGGTAGTTAATAGCTGCGTCAGGAATTTCTTTTTCTGTCAAACCCCATTCAAGAAGCAGACTTCCTTTTACAGAATCCCACAACTGAATGGCATCAATCAAGTCGCCGCTGATGATGGCTTCAGTAACGTATTTGCCCTCGGCCTGAGCTTTGGATGCGTCAGTCCACAACCACTGCTTCATGCCGGAAGTTGTAAAGTCATTCAGGACAGTGCGAATGGCATCGTCGTTGTATCCGGGCACACCCAAGAGAGCTTGCAGCTCATCTGCTGTCAGGCGGTGACGCTCAATCACGTAACCATCGTTAAGTTCCCAAGCCCACGGAGCCCAGTACAAATAAAACGGATCGACGCGTTCCCACTCGTTACGAATCTCTTCGACTGGAACTAACTTGCCATCCTGCCACTGCAACGTCTTGCGACGGCGTTTTACAGGGCCTTTTAGCACTGCGTAAGGGAATGTGACGATATCGTCTAAGAACTCGTTAAACGCCTTGTACCAACCGCCTTCACTAAGCTGGTCTTCCATCTTGCGGCTCATACGATCTACGCGGTCGTTGGCTTCTTCACGAAGACTGCGTTCAGCTTCGTCTTTCATCTGAGTAGCAAACACGCGAAGCGTTTCGTCATCGGGTTTCTGACCGCCCTGCTCCAAGTGCGTCATCAATTCTTGCGTGAGTTTCTGTTGCAGACTAGCCATCACATCGGGCGGCATAGTTGGGTTTGGTGTCGCGTTGATGGCCCAAGGCTTGTCAGACCCAGACCCAAGCAACGTATCGCGCAACCAGCTTGTAGCAGCGCGGCATTTGACCGATGTCAGGTTAATAAAAATATCAGAGCCGCCCTGCTCTTTAATTTCTTGCGCTTTTTCCGGATCGTACTCACCGTTGCGCTGACGCAAACACGCCAACATGCGTTCTTCAAGTTTTCGTTTGGCAATGCGGGAACTGTCCCACCGTTGACGAACGTGGGCTGCAAGCCCCTGAATTACTGGGGTGTTCTGCATTTCCTGACTGCGGCGTTTTGATTCCGCTTCAAGGTCAGAAGCCCGAGCAACGGGTATAAGAGCGATACTCATGTGTTAAATCCTATTGTGCAACATCTGTGGCAGGAATTTGGGCGAATTGTACTCTTTACCATACATTGGTCAAGTATATATGTATCCGGTTGACTTTATTTCTCGGCGTTTCTGGCCAAACTCAGCACCCCGGATGTTCATATCCATCACCGAATCGGCGTACTGGTTCGCGTCGTGGCAGTGAGAAAACTCGTTTTTGTCCGGTTTATCCTCGATTTCACCGTTTTTCTTGATCTTGTAGCGGTACCCGTACCGAAATCCTTTTATGAGCTGAACGCAACCCGGGTCAATCAGGTACATGGCTTTACCCTCCATCTGCTGGCTGAGTAGGCGCTCCACTGCCTGAATCCGCAATTCTGGCTTGTTTGTCGGCGGCCGCACACACTTAAACCCTGCCTGCTTGAGCACATCTACAAGCGACATCTCGTTCTGCTGCTGTTTGGCAAACCCAGCTGGGTCAGGCGCACACAGCATGGTACACCCTTGCAGGTGATTGGCAATAAACGGATTGAGTTTAGTCCGAACAAAAGTCTCTATTCCCATGTTCTCGGACACCAGCTCGGCCAGCGTGACTACACGCCCGCGAGGGTCTCTCTGCTTAAACACAGCCGCCGGGGTTCTACCAAAGTCTATACCAATAATCACTGGGTAGTCCGCGCTGCGTATTGGTTTTATGGGCTCCTTGGCTACGTGGAAGTCCGCTGTAAATGTCTTCTCGTACACCGGCGTACCGCTCAAGCTACGGCCGTATTCAGACCGCAGATACACACGTAACCAGTCCTCGGTCTTACCCGGGATCAAGTTGGGGTAGTACGCTTTTGGCAGGTGGTCGTAGTTGTCGCACTCTGGATTGACTGCCCATTCTCCGCCGTCTTTGTCCAGCAGTATTTCTTCCGGCTCTTCTTGAAATTTATCCAAGTACGCATCCGGCTTCAGGATGGCTGTCGGCTGTTTGTAAATCGCCCAGTTCGATGGGGGACTCTCCA